CAATGATAGTTGTTTCTTCTGGGTTTGGAGATTCACCTATTCCATAAATGGTAAAAGGGTTTTCGGATGCAGAGATTGTCATTTGACCCGTAAAGATGTGGGTGTCCTCTTCTGAATCTCCGAAGTTTGTTGAGCCATATTGTTCAATGTTTGTTACGTTTTTATTTGTAACATTAATGTTTAATTGGTTTGCGTTGATTGTTCCAGAAACGTTTAAAGAACCAGATAGCTGAAGTACTCCATCATCGTCAAAGATAAGACGAGGGTCGCCTCTAAGTTCTGTTTTGTGCCCTGCTAACTGAACGGAGCCTTTTGGTCCTCTCGCCTGAGAACCAACAACGTGTGCCCAACCAAAATCTGCCATTACTCATCAATCCCCGAACCTGATAGGTCATACATATTATCAGAATCAATCTCAGTTAACTCTGCAAATAAAGAAAAGTTTTGATTCGAACCAACAGCAGAAATATAAACTTTGGAGCATTTTGCAGGAAGATCTATTACTTCTCTATCAGATGTTAGCTCAACATAATGTTGGTTTGGATAAACATTGTTGGTTATCCAATTGCTTGGCCCTTCAACAAACTCGGCATTTCTCGTCAATCCAGAAATAACATTAATAACTCCATTGATGTTACCAACACGATCATAAATGATTTCGTTTGTGTCTGCTGGCTCTAGGGTTTCATCAAATCTATACCAATGCCCAAGATTGTCAGCTTGAGAATGAGTTGTGGGATCTAAAAAGTCTCCACCATTGTAAAGCTCGCTAACTTCTGTTCCATCCAAAGCTACGCTCCAATGAGTTATGCTATCAAAATATGGAACAGGTCCACCGGAAGGAAGTTCGATTCCTGTGAAGCCAAAGTCACTAGCAAAAGTGCTAGATGCTTCTTCTACTCCATCAAAAAAGAATTTGACGGTGTTTGTGTCATTGTCACGAGTGACCAAATAATGGTGCCAGTTTCCATCTTGGAAATTAGAAATAACTTTATCAGCATCAGCATTATTTATTCTGTTTCTGCAAAATGCAGCATTGGCACTGGAGCCGTCTGCTCTGATTCTTGCATAAATCTGTCCACCGCCTGTAAATCTCCACCAGAAAGTTAAAGCACCGGGAATCCTTGGTGGGTTTGGCGCTTTAATCCAAAAACCAACAGTAAATGAATCTGTTAAACCAGTAGGGATTGCATAAGAAATGAAATTATCTATAACGCTATTTGCATTATCATCTGGTAAGAAAACAGCTCTTGATAAACCGGCCGTTTGATAATGAACCCTCAAAGATCCTCCAGCAGTCTCCTTTCTTATCTTTATAGACTTTGTAACATTTGGAAACTCTATTCTTCTTTCGGAACCAATAGAGATCTCTCCTCCTGTTAAAAAAGGACGACCAGAAACTCTATAAGATCCAACGTTTTGAAGACCCGTTTTAACATTAGACATTACGCTCTCCTTATTCGCTTATTCCAGAACCAGTTAGAGCATACATCCTTTCTGGGGGGATGCTAGTTAAACTTGCGTAAAGTTTCCACAAGACATCTCCGCTATCTGCTGATAGATAAACTTCTTTACATTTTAAGTTCAATGTAACAGTTTCGTTTTGAGCCAATTCGTAATAACATCCACTTGAAGGGTGATTACTGATCGATCCGGTTGGCACAAATGTTAAACGCAGCTTGCTATTTGGGTCTGTTGAATAGTTCCATAAGCTGATAGATTTTGTTACATTTGGAAACTCAACCTTTATTTCATCTCCAGAAAGAATGTTATTTTCTGTAGAAGCTATGTTAGAACCTGTTATAAAAGGCCTACCGGAAACTTGATAAGATCCAACGTTTTGTAAACCCACAGAATAAATAAATGAAGACATTAACAGATTCCCTCCAAACCATCAAATGAATAAAGCCTATCAGTTGGAATATTTGTCAACTCTGCATAGACAGAACAAGAAACAGCAGTGGCTTGTGCTGGTGAAATAAAGATCTGCTTGCATTTAACGTCCAATTCGATTGATGTTGAAGCGGACAAGAACAGCCAGTTACCAGACCCAGATGCACTATTAGTGAAGCCGTAAGACCCAGTTTCTGCGTCCAAGAAAGGCGCAAAGCTTACGATCAAGTTATCAGAGGCATCGTTGTTGTAAATCGTCACCTTTTTTGTTACATAAGGAAAATCAAACGATGATGATAAAACAGACCCAACTTGGTTAGAGGTAACAGAGCCGCTTAAATAGGGCTGTCCGGCAACTTGATAAGAACCCACGTTTCTTAATCCGACCGTGTAAATATTCGAAGACATAATAAAAACTCCTACTACATAACTAGTGTTTTTGTTTTAAATATTTCTTCGACGCTGTTTCTGGACTAATTTTTTCTGCCTTGCTATTGCTCTTTTCTTTGCGAGCCTTTTAACATCTGATGGTTTTTTGTGATATCTTTTATCCCTATATTCATCAATGATCCCAAGTTTTTTACATTTTTTAATAAATCTTTTTATGAAACGGTTTGGGTCCTCATTTTTTCGAGGCTTTGAAATGTAGTTGGTAGCCATTTAATTTCCTGCTAGTTTTTTCCAGATTCCAGATGAAATTCCAAGGGCAGTAATGTCAACGCCGGGATCTCTAGGGTCTACTCCGTCTAATGGTCTAGAGCCTTGTGGAGAAGTTGTACTGGATCTTCTTTCGTTTATTGGTGTGGTTCCTTCAAATAAATCAACACCATTATAAGCATCTCTACCAATTGCATCTAGCATCTTCTTTCTTTGCTCTTGCAGTTGTCTTTGTTGTGCTTCTAATCTCATTTGAGCCTGTTGTTCATTAACGACAGGGGCTGGATTGTTTTCAACAACTATCTGAGAAGAAGTACCTTTGACAACTTCTGAGATGATTGTTGATAAAGTACCTTCTTCAAAAATAACTTCCTTAACGCATTCTTTAATAAGGGGTCGAAGTATTTTTTTCAATTGTTCTTTTTTCATTTATTCTCCAAGAATCTTTTTAAATAGATCATTAATGTTATTTTCTTTTACTTCTCTTAAGCGAGTTGACATTTGATTATTTTGATTTGGATAAACATAAGCGTTTGGTGTTGAAGGTTCTGAAACCATATCGAAACAAATAAGTTGAAAATCATTTTCAACAACAACGGTTCCACCCATTCCTTCACGAACAGACCCTAAGCCACGTGATGAAATACCAAGTTTAACACCAGCTTTAACGAGATCCCTTAAGATTCTACCGGATGGAGTGTCAAGGACTTTTATTTTTCCCATGACATCTTTTCCTTCCCACCAAATGTCTGTTATTATGTGAGAAACGTTTTTGAGGTTAACAACGGAATCATCTGGGTGATCTAGTTCTCCACAGGCACGATTGTCTTTTACTACGTTCATATAATTTTTTATTTCTCTCTTTAGAACATTTTCCGGATAAACTCTACCATTACCATTCTGCTTATCAGCAGTCTGTAGTCTTCCGGATAAGTAAAGAACACCGTTTTCCATCTCTCTTTTTTCGCGCTCTGTTAAAAGATCAGGACAGATTCCCCCTTCACATAGGGCGTAAAATTCTCTTAATAATTTCTTTTCCATTGTTTTCCTCAAAATTTAAAAAGGTGCCGGCGCTACCGGCGTGAGTCAGCTACCTGAACAGCAACGGCGGACAGGTTGAAGCATCCATCGTTTAATCGTCAACATTAATCACCTCCTGATCTTGACGATACTCTCACACCAAAGTCATCGACGATCATGGAGAGCAAATATGTTGTGCCTGCCCCTAAACAAGAAAGGCAGAAAGCATTCCCTATAGAATACTCAAAAGTAAATAGTTCTGTAAAACCATTTATGCAGAATAGAAAAAGCGAACACCAGAAGCCCATACACAGAGGGCAGTGAAAAAGAGTGTTCCATTTTTTTGTATAATCTTTTTCTGGTCTTATGTCTTCGAAGATTTTACCGTGAACTATTATGAAAGTCATACCGTAAGAGGTAAGAATAAATGTAAGCAAATTCATTAGTAAACAAACCGACCATATTGATATGGGGACATGATCGTGCTTGGTTCGATAGAGCCTTTCTTTTCTGCTTGTGGAACTTCTCCAAGATCTGTTGAGTCTTGATTATCTGGATCAATCAAGGCATCATCTTGAATCTCTTCGTAAGCTGTTGTTCCTTCCATATAAGGACGTTCTGTTTGGATCCATTCAGAGATGTTAACCAAAGTAGCCTTAATAGGATCAACAGTCTCAGATTCCATTATTCTTCCTTCGAGAGAGCCATAAATGTTTCCTCCACGGATAGAGTCATAATGGATTATTCCTTTTTTTCTAAGAAACTCCAACAATCTAGACTCTGCACCATAAACAGCATCAGATAAAATGTTCTTTGCAAAAGTAACAATCTTGTTGTTTTTTGGCTGAATAACAATATCGATGTCTTTGTGATCGAAAATCATCAAGTCTCCATTCAGTGCAGAGCGAAGTTGAAGTTGAAAATCAATCTCTTCAGTTACTTTGCCCTTGAACTTAACAGTGACATCTGGCTTATCTGCTGCATTTTGTTGAGTTTTTACGGAAACATTAATTGGCATTCTTCTTTACCTCCGCAATTAAGTCTTGGATGTAGAAAATTTCTTCAACCATTTGCTGATTTATTGGGGTTTTTGCATAGTTGTCCAGCTTTGCCTTAACTTTTTTAAAATTTTCATTATTTGCATTGTTGGAGCTCTCTACGATCTGCTGCTCAACGGCGCTTTTGAGGCGTCCGATTTCTTCATTTAAAAAAGTTTTTAGACCGAGTCCATTGTCGGAAAATGAGACAATATAATTCGTTAAAAGGTCTTTTTGTTCTTTCAAAAGAGTTCTGTCATATGCATTGTTGAACTTGTTAACAAAGGTTTTATATTCTAAGTTATCTAGATGCTTCATTTCTGTGAGGACTTTTTCTTCTCTTCCTAAGAATTTCACAAGTGTGTTTTCTAACATTATTCTTTTCTTAGCAGGTAAGTTTTGGTTCTGGAAGTATAGTCCAATAGATGCTAGATCTTTATAGTTCGGAATAAAGTTTGAGAAAACATCTTGTCCGAGCTGCTTGTTTATTTTGTTTATAAGCTTTGTTTGTGAGTTGAAGACTTGTTTTCTATTCAGTCCATAAAAATCTTTTCTGGTTTCTTCAAGTAATCTGCGAGAAAAACCTTCGTCTAACTGTTTAGACTCCAATAAAGAGTTGTAAAGTTCCAGTTCTTTTTTAAGCTCACTGCCTTTATGGAAAAACTCTTTAAGTAAATTTTTAGTAATTGTTTGGGTCTCTTTGTTTTCTCGAACGATTGCTTTTGTTAATTCTTTTATCAAGCATTCGTAAAGAAAAGCGGTGTTTCTTTTCTTATTGTGTTTCATCTTGCTTGTCCTTGTTTAATGATTCAATTAAAGATTTGATTTCGAAGTCAGTAGTAAATAGTTTATGTTCTTCTAAACTATTATGGTTTTCATCTTCCATTAATCCTTTTGATAAAGAATCAAGGCCTCCAAAACCAACTTTTCCCGGAAAAGTGGTTCTCAAAGTTCCAATCTCACCAGTAGCAATATTGTTCATTTGCTTTCGTCGACCACCTTTTCTATATTTTAACTGTCGTTTTTTATAAGGGCCTCGAGGTTTTGCATCATCATCTCTTTTAGCTGGAGGTTCTGCCAATAAAACTTCATCCTCTTCAGCTGCTGGTTCAGGGGTTTCTTCCTCTGCTCCGAGATCCAACTCTTCCCCACCAAGATCAAGGTCTTCTCCACCTAAGTCTAGGTCTGCTCCGATGTCTGCGCCTTCATCCGCTGGTTCTCCTGCTGATTCTAAGTTGGCTATGAACTTCTTATCATAAAACATTTCTCTTTGCATTCTGATGTATTCTTCTTCTGATAGTCCAAGAAGATTTTCCGCAACCCATCTTCGAGAGAAATAACCTTCAGTAGCAGATCCAGCAATGTCAAACTTAGTCTTCCAGTGTTCAAGTTCTTGCATCTCAGCAATCTTTGAAGGATTGTTTAGAGCCAAGTCAAAACTAAGTAAATCATCTCCACGGAAGCCTAAAGTAAACAAGTGAACGATTCCAATCTTTTCGAGTTCCGAAATGATCACTCTTTGGAGTCTTTGGATAGTTCTTGCAAATCTAATGTCTTTCTGAGCGAGAGTTGTTTTGTCCTCGGTGGCACCTTCGCCCATAGATAGATAAGACTGAGGAACTTTGAGAGCAGAGAACAACTTGTCTCTTAAATATTTCACATCCTCGATGGCAGCAGTGAATGTTCCACCTGCAAGGTTTTCAATAGTCGTAGAGGAAGTCCCACCTTTAACAGGGATAAAATAATCTTCTTCAATAGACATTGGGTTATAACGTAAATCAACACGACCAGAATCAGGATCAACAACTTGGTGTCTTTTCATTTGCGTCATTACTTTCTGCATGTATTGCTCAACTTCTTGAGGAGCAATCCCACCAACATCGATCTTGAAAACACGTCTATCTGTTGCTCTAACAACACGATAGGCCATCATTGCGTCTTCTAGTAGAGTAAGCTGCCTCCAGATTCTTCTTGCTGGCTCTAAGGCTGATGTTCCATAAGGAGCATATTTATCGTTTCCTAAAACTCTGAAGTGTGCAATCTGCCAGTTTTCAAATGTCAATCCACCTGAGTTCCATTGAAACTGAACGTAATTTGGATTGGTTGGGTCTTCACCTTCTAGTCTTTCAATTTCTTGAGGAGGAAGCCCAATGCAGTTTCTGATTCCCATATGCTCATCTATATCTAGATAAAGGAAAAAATCTCCATATTTACACATTGTTCTCGCCCAACCAAACAAGTTGGAATCAATGTTAAGAATATCATAATAAAGAGATTGAAGGATAAACTTTATTTCTTCATTGGCACACTTGATGTGCAACATCGGTGTTAAGCTTGAATGAGTTGTCATTTCATCTGCATAGATGTCAAGAGAAGAAGCGATTTCTGGTGTGTATTCCATTTGATCAAAATCAACATAACGCTCAGAACGGTTACGGTTTTGAATCATGTTCAAACCCATTATGTTCATTGGATTATATTCTGACTTCTTGAACTGTAATCCAGAGGCAGACTTAAACCTAGAAGCGTACTTATCTAGCTGTCTTCTTCTTATTTGTCGACCAGTTTGAGTTCTTCTGTTAACAATCGGACCAGAAAAGATTCTTGTCAAAGCCTTAAAAAGAGCGTTCTGATTATTGTTGGGGTTTCTATCGTTACGTGCCATTTTCTATCCTTTATAAATCCAAAAGAAATCTTTTGTCTTTTTTATTTCTTCTTTGTGCTTTTGCGATGTTGATTCCTGAAATCCATTTTGACCTTTTATTTTAGTTTCAAAAGTTTTTGTGGATTTCATAAGTCCTCCCAACATTGCCTTTTTGTATTCGACTTCCCGTTGATTTTCCTGTAATGCTGTATCACGCACCCAACATGCAATAGCCAAAGACATGACGAGATCGTCATTATAAGAGCGCATCGCTTGGGGCTTTCCATTATACCAGATAAACGTTTTAAATTCATGGAACAATCTACTCGAATTCAATCTAATTAGTTTGTTTCTAACGTACTCTTCCAATTTTGCCACAATTAAAGGCCTAGTTTTAGTACTTGTTGTAAAACCCATAACGGCTCTATCATTGTTTTCCGCCATAACTGCATCTATAAATTCGTGAGTTGATTTAACAGAATAATAAATTTTAGGATATCCTAGGTCATTTAGTTTTTCTAAAACAGAAATTCCAATCCCGTTATTCTCAACAACCAAAAGGCAATTACCATATTCTCTACCAGCTTCGTTTAAAACATTAGCATAAAGGTCTAGGTTCGGCTTTCCTTGATATTCCGCCACTATTTCCATAGTGTCTAGTCTTAGGATGTGAAACACAGAATAGTCAGCACCATCTCCACGAGCAACATCAGCTACAAGAACATAAGATGCACCTTCTTGATATTTTTCCCAAATCCAAAAGTTTCGATCGTAACCTGTTTTGTAGATTGGATCCTTAATGTTTTCAAATAGCCACTGCATATCGTCCGGATGAATAACGGTGTCACCAGAAGTATTAAAGTTACACTCTAACTCTTGCGCTATTTGTCTACGAGACATGTTTTTGGTTTCTTTTCTAAACCACTCTTCATCTCTTTCTGGATGGACATCCCAAGGAAGCAGGATTGGATGAAAATCGTTTTCCTCTGCATCCGCGTCGATATAAGTCTTATGAAACCAGTTCCCTACCCCATTAGGCGTCGATAAGGCTATGCAACGTCCCCCTGTTGATAGAGTAGGGTAAAGACCTGTCCATAACTCGTCAAGACCTTCTACGTGTGCTGCCTCGTCTATAACAAGCAGCGATAATGCTTCCGAACGACCCGCATCACCAGAAGTGGTTCCTGCTTTGATCTGTGAACCGTTTGATAGTTCGAACGACGTTTTGTTATCCGTAACAATCTTTGCTATCTTCATCCAGTCTGGTAGATGCTTCATGATAGACTTCACTTTCTTCACCAAGTTGGCAGCAGTTTGAAACTTAGTTGCAATAACAAGGATGTTCTTGTCCCGGTGAAAAAGCATAAACCAGACAATGTACCCCGCTGAGATTGTGGAGATACCTAACTGTCTGGCTTTTAAAATAATATTAAATCGATAATCGTTGAAATCTTTAAGAAGATCTTTCTGATAATTGAAAGTTTTAAAAGGGATCAAACCCTTAAGAGGATGAGAGATGCGGCAATAGTTATCGATAAAGAATTGTGGATCCTTACCGCATTTCACAATCTCTTTTACGATTTCTTGTTTTGATAGCCTAAATGCCATTAAGCCTTCTTACGAGTGTCGTTCGATGGTCGTTTGTTTGTAAACTGATCTAGAAAGTTTCTAGTAACTTCACGTGTCTGATCGATTGATGGCTCTAGGTAAGGCTCGGCATCAACCTTAGAGATGTTATAGTCTTGATAAGCCTGAACAAAAGTTCGAACTCGACTTGTAGATTGAACCAAGATTTTAGGCTCGCCTCTCTTAGACAAAGTAACGCTCTCACCAGTTACTGACTTATATTCTTTTTGAAGAAACTTTTTTATCTCATTAAGCATTCTTTCGCAGTCTTGCTCAAATCCAGAATCTTTTACATCCTTAAGTCTAACGTCGCTTTGGTAAGTAACACGGATAACGTTTCCTAGGAACTTAACTGAGAATCCATCATTAACTCTCTTATCAAGAATAGGGTGCCCCTCTTCTCTTCCTAATCCAATTTTACGAGCTTGACCGTCCAAGCTGTAACGTTCATCGTGTGCGCCATCATAGGCATTGGCAGCAGCTTGTGCTAATCCTTGAATAATTTTTAAAGTGTTTGAGCTCATTTATTTGGCCTCCAGCCTTTTTTCCATCTATCTTCTCGGCCCTCAACCCATTTAACATAACATTTAAAACAGCATTCAAATTTTGTCATGTAGACATCATCATTTGATTTAAAGGAATAAGTGTTACACACGGGACAAGAGCGCTTAGACTCTTCTTTAAGTAGTTTTGAAGGAATAAAAACGCCATAGACCTCTTCTTTGTCCAAATCTTCTGTTACAGCATCTGGATCATAAGAATCCTTTAGTTGTTCTAAATATTCTTTTTCTTTGTCATCATCCCATTTTGACTTTGGGTTTACAACTGTTTCTTTACCATATTTCTTCGCGATAGCTTGTTCAACTTTCACAGCATAATTTGGATCTTTATTCTTCATAATCCCACCTTTCGGTATCTCCTAATCTTTTATCATCTTTTTCGTGTGTTATTCTTTCTGGTGAATCTGAGTCTTTGTAAACCTTCATCCAATAAGGGATTTCTAGTTCTTTCGGACAAAGAGAGTTATCTAAAAATCTCATCTTATTATTTGGCCCACAACAAAGAACACCTGTTTCATCATCAAAAAAATAAGTTTTAGTTTTGTGCTCGTGCCAGCACTCAGATTGTCCATAATCGTTTGTTTCTCTTGGTCTTTGTGGATCACAAGTCCAAAGATAATTACCAGCCCATCTATGGCCGGAACGGTTAAACATCTCAACATCCATTCCACGCAGACCTTGGATTTGTGATAGTTGCCAATAATCTGATAGAGAGTCCCACCAAGCAACATCGGACATTAGAATTTGTTTATCTGGTGTCTGTGCTTTATTAAAGATAGCGCATTGATCTACTTTATCGTATAGTGCTCCCATGGATGGAAGAAACACAATGTAAAGAGGTGCCCGGGCTCTTATAAACCTTATCCCATAAAGAACACCAAAAATAGTTTCATCTTTTCCGTAGTTAGGATTACCAGATAGAAAAGACTTTTTTACATAAACTTCTGTGTAAGGAGTGCTGACGATCATTGGTTCCTCGAATCTATTTCTCTAACAGCATAATACGTTCCAAGCGATGTTCCGGAAGCCAACAAAAAGCCTCCGAAAAAAGCCCACATAGTTTTGTTTGGTTTGATTTGTTTTCTCAAAGATTCTATTTCTTTGTCTCTAATGTCTAACAAAGCAACACTTTTTTCTTTTTCTGTTTCCAGCTCTGCACTTAGATAATCTATCTGAAGTTGTAATTCTGCTTTGGTCAAGGAAACTGCTAACTCTTTTTGAATCTCGCACTGTTCCCTTGTAAGCTCTTTGTTGGCAATAATGTTGGCTACTGCCTCATCGTTCATTAAACGGCCGTCAAAGGGTGCTACATCCCCTTCTTGGAGATGCATCATCATTGGTTCACCTAACGCTATTGAAACTAAAAGAAGCAGCATTATTCCTCCTCAGAAACATCAACAGTCTTGCCAAGTTCTCTCATCATTATGCGATCAATCTGTTCTGGTTCATTTTTGTATTTCGCTATAAGATGCTTCATCTTTGATCTTCTATAAACATCTATCTTGCCATCCAAGCCTTCGGTTGCTTCATCAATCATTTCAAGAGCTCTTACCATTTTTCTGTTGAGCAATTTTGTGATTCGTTCTTCCTCTGACTCGAGCTTCTCTTCTATTATCTCTTTGATTTCTTCTTTCTTTTCTTCCAAATTATCAAGATTATGGTTTACTTTTTCAGTTACCTCAATCTTTTTTGAAGAGAAAAAACTCATAAACCAATCCCAAGTGTCAGAGCACCAAGTCTTTATTTTATTCCAAATGTTCATCATTGTTTATTCTCCGGCACCATTAAGATGACCCCAAACTCACGAGAAAGGATCTTGTCTATTTCTTCTGGGTTTTCTTTGTTTTGTTCGACTAACTCTCGAACTCTTTCCGCTTTTTGAAGCTCTGCATGATTGCTTGACTCCATAGCGTTTTGGTGTGCAATCTCCAAGGCTCTTTTATATCTAAGTTCAGCATCAGCTTTCAATTCATCTTTCTTCTCAGAGGCATTTAAAAGCACTTCAACTTCTTTTTTATATAAATCTTGAGCCATTTTTAATTGCGTTTTATAAGCAGCTACTTTTCTTCTTCCGAAGAAATAAGAGACAATAATAACTGCGGCGATAACCAACATTCTCCAATGATGGTAACACCACAGCTTTATTTTCCCCCAAGTAAGCAACACTTGTTATTCCATCATTGCAAGAGCATAAACAGTGGAGTCCATAGAATCTAAGTGGTCTAAGATTTTAGCTTCCATTTCTTCGTCCCCACCAGCAGCATTTCGAACGGCCATTTTAGCTTCTTCTCTTGTTGTGATATCTTGATCCATGTTCAATTCTTTTGCTGCAGCAAGAGCTTTGTCATATGAATCCATCTCGGTCATTACATTTTGTAATTCTTCTTTGATGATTGTTTTTAGTTGTTCTTTTGTGATTTTCATCTTTTTATTCTCCGTGTTTCCAAGATTTTGCAAAATCGATAGCAGATTGACCGCCAATGTAACAGACCGCAATCATTCCCCAAATGTCCGGGTCAAGATTTGCCCAAATCATAAGAGCAGTTGCTGTGAGAAACACAAGCAACTTGCGGCTAGCTACTTTTTCCTGAATAGAATCAAGAACACCCTTGTCTTTATCTGAAAGATAGAGTTGATTCTTAATCATTACTTTTTTATCTTCGTTCATTAGATTTTTACCTTTGCGTAACCATCTACTTTCTGGATATCAATTGTTGTGTCGACAATATCTTTCAGAGATTCGAGATGGGAAATAAGCAGAACCGTCTTGAATTGTCCCTTAATCATTTGGAGTAGCCTTATAAAACCTTCCATATGATCTTGATCTAACGCAGTTGCAGGTTCATCGAGTATAAATAGTTCGCTTTTTGGTAAATTAGTTACTGAGATAAGGGCTAGACGTATAGCCATTGATGCGATTGTCTTCTCTGCACCGGAGCACATCGAGATTGGCCTAGGGTCATATTTTGGGTGTTTTATGTAAATTTCTAATTTATCACCATCGTTATCGAAGAAAACTTGAAAGTCAACAATAGTGTTAAGAACCGATGCTATTTCGCTATTGATTATGGGTAACATAGATTTAATAACTTGATAAGACACACCATTGGCATGCATTGCTTGGATAAATAAATCATAAGCAATATAGTCTCTTTCAGCATCTTTGATTTTTTGAATCTGTTCTTCGCTTTCTTGGATAAGTCTTTTTGTAGTCCCTTGCTCAGACATGAGAGATAAAATCTTGTCATTGCATTTTTTAAGCTCTTTATTTTTCAAAACTAAAGTCTTTTCGATTGCCACTAGGTCTCTTTGGAGAGATTCAAGGTTTTCGAAGGCTTCTTTGTTTTGGTGATAGTAATCAATTTTAGAACTGATCTCTTCGATCTCTTTTTCAAAGAGAGTCTTCTTACTCTTGTTTGCTGAGATTTGCGCTTGTATGCTTTGGATTTTTGCTTCATTTGTTTTTATCCTTGTCGAATTGCTCTTGAAGTCACTTATTTCTGCTTCGATGTAGGTTATGTTAATGGCATCTTTCTTTTCGATTATTATTTCTAAATCGTGCTCAAAGGCACGAAGACTCTCGCGAGACTTCTCAATCAAAGTTTTTGCCTCTTCCGCTTCCTTAACGAACTGATTATCGCAACAAAATTTACAATTTGGATCATATTCATGGTCATGAAGCAAGTCAATTTTGTTTTGATAGTTCTGGATTTCCATCTTTGTTGAACGAATGTGCCTTTCTATAATTGAAATATCTTTCAAAAGACCCTTGTGTTTTTCAACTTGCGCTTCTCTAGCCTCAAGATCAAAACCTTCAATAAGAGCCTGTAATCTGTTCTTGAGGCTTTTTAAATCTTTTAAAGCACTACTACTGCTCTCTATGTCTTTGAGAGCCTTTTCGAGCTGTTTTTGCTTCTTAGATAAGCTTTTTTCAAGTTGATCTATGTCTAGAGACTCAGTCCCTACTATATCAATCTGAGACTTTATTAAGTCTTTTTCTTGTTCAAGTTCTGCGATCCTGTTGGTGTGCTTTTCGCATAAAAGAGTTTGCTTTTCGATATCTTCAAAGATTTCTTCCAGCGCCTCTTTATTCCACTCAAGCTTCTTTGGCCAGTTAGTAGAGTTAAGATGCTTGATAATCCCTTTCATCTCAGAAGAATCTTTCTTGGCTAACTTGTGCTTCGCTTCGAACATCTTCAGATCAAGGAACTTTGCAAGAATTTCTTTACGCTTCGTTGAACCTTCGTTTATAAAGCCCAATGAATCCATTTGTGAAGCCATAGACGTGATTAAAAAGTCATCAAAAGTTCCAAAGGATTTTCTGATGTTTTCGTCTGTTAGGTTTCTGGTTGTTCCGTTCTTGCTTTCCTGAATCTTTCCGAGAGAATATTTGGTGAAATCAAGCTCAGTCTTTACTTCAGTAGTTTCGTTACCTTTTAATCTTTTTGTGTATTTTTCCAGATTGCGAGTAATCGTGTAGGAATCATCACCGACTCCGATCTCAAGTTGACACTTAGCTTTTTGCTTATTTTGGTTGACGATATGGACATTCTTTCTCTCTCCTTTGGATGTGGTATTATATAATCCAAATAAAGCTGCATCTATAATACTAGATTTACCTGAATAATTTTTTCCGAAGATTCCGACAAGGCCATTAAGCTTTGTAAAATCTATCTCATTACCTTCACCGTAGTTAAATAGATTGTTCCATTTCATTTTCTTAAGTTTCCACACAATATTTCTAGAAATATCTCCGGATGATTCAATTTGCTTAGAATAGTGTCGATTTAGTTCCAAAACTCTTTCCAGAACATCGTCTGAGATTTCTTTGTTTGATAGGAAAGATCTTATGTATTTATCTTGTGTGTTTTGGTCTCGCATGTTTATGCGCTCACCATTGTTCTCCACAACCGTTTTTGATGCATAACCAGCTTTATTAATGAAGTTAACCGAATAGGGGCTCCATTGCAAGTTAGCGTAATCACAAGCCCTTCTCAGCTTTGCCAATGGTAAATTATAATTTGTTACCAATCTTAAACGAGAGTTCCTTGGGACTTCAACCTTTGGAAGAGTTCCATCTTGATTTATTTCAATTGTGTAAAAAGGCCGGGGAGACATAAAGAGTCTTCTCTCAACACTGAACGTTTCTTTATCTTTGATGTTCCAAAGAAGATAACCTTTTTTCAAAGATTCACCGAAGTTCTGCTGGACAGTTGATCCTGCATACCAAACTCTTCCATCTGTGTCGAGCTGTTGTGTTCTGTGAATGTCTCCAAGCATTGCGAAATCAAAGTCTTTAAAGATGTTTATATCATCTTCTCCGTTTTCCAAAGCCCAGCCGTCAGAAATCTTACATCCCATAATCGCACCATGATAAAGCGCAACATTCACTTTGTTTTTATCCGATGGTGAAATCCAGTTGTCTCGATCGAAAACTGATAGCACATTGAACACTATTCCTTCTTCAGGCTCATATTCACCAGAGTTCTTAAGAAGAGTCAAATTTGGGTGATTTAAGGCTTCTATGATAGGTGTTATAGCATCTTGTCTATTACCGTTCTTCAAATTTCCATCGTGATTACCAAGAATGATTATTGTTGGGGCAATCTCCGCAAGGTTCTTCAAGAAGTCAGTTGCTAACTCAAAGTATTCGGGAGATAGATGCGTCTTTGTGTGAGCTAGGTCTCCTGTGTGTACAATGTAGTCTGGTCTTTCATCCAATAGGCTGTCGTAAATGTTTTTAAAAACAATCCTATATTCTTCGTGATATTTTAAATTTCTTATGTGAGTGTCACTTATGTGTGCAATAATAGTCATGTGTCCTCCATTACTTTCTTACAATAATATAACCCATGTTATACGGGTTGTCAAGTGAAAAGTCTAACTTGTAAAATTCAAGGATGGCAGAAACGATTTGTTTCATCATGTAAGAGTTACCAGTTATAATCTTCATTTCATGTCCCCAGTTATCGTTGATAAATGCATGACAAACATCTTCAACATCATAATGGCGAACACCGTGTAAATCAAGGATTTTCATTAGCCACCTCTTGTAAAACAAGTGGAATCTTTGCTTTTGAAACCTTAAGAATTCTTAAATAAGATTTTATAATCTGATCATATTGTTCTTTTGAAGAATATAATTTTAAGAAATGATGTAGTCTAAGAAAGCTATGAAAATCATCTTTTGTTAGTCTTCCAAATAAATCATTAAATAAACCAATAGCTTGCTCTGGATTTGTAGCTACAAACTGCTGAGTTCTTTTACTCTTTATCCCGTGCAAATGTGAAAAAGTGAACCCTTTGTTTGATAACATTGCAACCATCAGCTGTGTCCGGTGCATTCCTTTTAGATCACCAGATTCTCCAGAATGATAAGCAAACTTAAGCCAAGGCAAGTTCCCAATCATCCAATCTATCTGGACATATTTTTCTGTCTGTCCTTCGTAGCTATATTGAGGGAACATTGTGAAAATGTTTCCATTTGTTGTTTTTTCGTGCGCTACGTGAATCATTCCATTTTCAGTAATTGGATCAGACAATAAAATTAAAAAAGCCTTTAGTTTACACATTTCGTCTGTGCTTGTTCTTGCTCTAGATTTAATCTTTTTATATAGATTCTCCCACGCTTGAGGGATAATTCTGTATTGTCTTAGTTCTGTGTAGTTGTAGGGTTTTCCTTCGAACAAATGTTTGAAATCCAGAGCTAAATCCATGTCACCAGAAACGCTCTTTTTACCAACACTTCCAACGGCACAAAAGTTACGAAACACTTCTGCTTTTTGTGGAAAAATGTAAGCAAGATGTTCCATGTATTTTTGCAATGTTGGTCGAATGTTTTCGCGAGAAATTGGATTCGCGTAATCCTTGAAAATATTGCCGCCCATTGGTGCCTCCTATTGTGCTGTTATTATTATTTGTTCTATTTCTATGCAATTTTCTTGCTGTACTATGAATGTTGTCCACCAACACCCACCTTCGTGTGTCATTTGCTTCTCGTTATAGCCGCTATTTATAAGCTCAACAGACACGTTAAGTTGTTCAAAGTCATTACAGACACCAGCAATGATGTCTACTTCTGTGTATTCTTCTCTATCAACGCACTCCCACTCATATGCTTCTTTTGGAACTTGAACCAAGTCTGTGAAATCGCTGTTTTGCTTTCCGCAACATAATAATAGTAAAAATAACATTTGTCCCCCTAGATGTTTCTCAATAGTTTTTCTAAAAAATATAAGTCATTATCGACTTCTTCTGCTGTTTCGAGTTTTTGTTGAAACACTTCTTTTGACATCGAACCTATGTCCTCATAGTTTCCGATGTTTAACTTTTTTATTTCTAAATCATATTTCATTAATGATCTTATAATCCATTGTGCTTTCTTTTCTGCGTCTGGATCGAGTGCAATGTAGATTGGAGTGTCGTGAATAGCCATGGCTTGGAACAGCTTTGAGTCTTCTCTTAAAGTTGAACCCAAGATTGGAATAGCATTATCCCCAGCAACAATAGCGTCAAACACTCCTTCTACCAAGATTATTGGTTCATCCCAATCTACATTGAGTTCATTAAAGATAACGTCACGACCACAAGGCGGGTTAAGGTACCTGCGATGATGCCCAACATAAGAACGAGCAATAAAGTAGTTGCAATCTCCGTTGTTATTGAATGATGGGATGATGATTCGTCCGCCATATTTTCCTCCTTTGCAATAGCCGATTTTCCATTTTAATATTTCTTTTTTTGTTATTCCTCTGCTTCTAAGATAAGATAAAGGATCTCTAGAAGAAATCGGAAGCCTCTTGTTGCAAAGAGAGACAAATCGTTCTGGTAGTTCTATAACTTGTCTTTCTTCAACATCATTCATTTGATTAAAAAGACTGTCGAACTCCGACAGATCCAGTCTGCCTTCTAGTTCAAGATATTTTTGTCTTTGCTGATAGTTTCCAAACTTTCTTACAAGCCGATAAATGTTCTTACCTCGCGAATCACAAACCCAACATTTGTAAGAGTTGATCGAAAAGTTGACCGACATCTTTTTCTTGTGGTGTTTGCAGAACGGGCAGTGATAAAGATGCTCATCACCAGCACGACGATATGAACCGAGAATGTCGGTTACGATTTTTCTTTTATTTTCCATGTTGTCCTCTCATTTTGTAATATAACATGCCGAAAGGATTTGTCAAGAAAAAAGTTTAATTATGTTTTCTTCCTTTACACCATCGGGTAAAAAACGCTGAATGGACTCTCCGTTCATCAGTGCTTCTCTAAATTCAGTCGCAGACACATCGTCCTTCATTTCAAACATAGGAGGCTCAACGATTGTCTCTTCTCCTTTAAAATACTTTTGAAAACCCAGCTGATAGCTTTTATCCTTTGACGACCAACCTAATCCACAATAACAATCAGGATTATCATCAGCCCAATCATAGCAATCGCTCAAAGGGTTCGTGTAAGCTCCTTTTTTGCCGTTTTTTACCTTAGCTCTCTTATAGGTAAGCTTTGGGTGCTCCATTAAGCTATAAGCGCTTAAAATAGCCTCTGTGGTCTCAAGAGAGATTGTGTCCCTTTTCTTTTCACCGCAGAATAAAATTACACGTTCCACTTCTGGGTTGTCAAGATAAAACTTAATAAAATCATAATGACCTTTATGCGGTGGTTTGAATCCACCAGCAATTAATACTGTATACTTCATATGTCCTCCGTTTTATTCAGTATAACACGTCGGAAAGATTTGTCAAATATTTTATTGTTGCTCGAACCAAGTAACAGATACTTGCCCGTCTATACTAGCAGTGGTTTTAATTGCAATACAAACTATTTGACCCGGTCCAAAAATGTAATCTAGGTCATCCAAAGTATCCAAAACAGCACTCGCCGAACCGACAAAGATTTCATAAAAACTTGAAATCGATGCTAAATTGGTAATAGAATCATTATTTGGATCCATAACGGCAATTGAGCAAACACTATCGTCGTCTACAGATTCAAAATTCACTTCAC